TCACCGTCAGTGGCTTCACAACCTCCACAAGGGTGAACTCACCGAGCGGAGCCCTGTGGTCTACAAGAACGTGGGCTGGACTGGTCCGGACCAGCAGATGAAGTGGGGGCTGCGTGGGTACAACCCTGGTGATCTCTTCGTCGTCGACAACGACTTCACGGAGATCAAGCGTGAGCACGGGATGTACGTGTCCACGGGGAACTCTTCGAGCTTCAAGGGCTGCACGTTCCTCCGTGTTTCCTCTCAGGGCATCCAGATCGTCAACAGGCCCGTGTCGTACCAGCAGTACGATGCCGATAACCTGCCGCCCTCGAAGAGCCCCTCGCACATTATCGAGGACAGCCACTTCATCGACTGCGGTTACCGCGGTGACAGGCCGAGCTACAACGCCTCGTACTTTGATCCGGGCGATGCGTTCCACCCCAGCACGGTGAAGTTCACCGACAGCTCCTGGGTGTCCCACTGGGCCACTCCGGGTACGCGCGGGAACTACAGTACGGGTGCGTTTGTCATCACCCAGTACAACGAGGGGGATCCTGACGAAAACCCGGTGGGTTCCGTGGTGATTCAGAACTGCCTCTTCGACTTCACGGGCGGTGACAGGTCCATCGGGAACATCCGAGGGGCTGGGACCATCCTGATCGAGGACTCGTGCTTCATTGCACGGGCTCACAAGCAGCCGTGGATCGACGTAAACAAGGATTCGGAGTACTCCACGGATCATATCTTCGTGAAGAACTGCCGCAGCCGTGGCGTGAAGGTCCGGGTCTGGAACCATGGTGAGGTCGTGGCCCGTGTCGACCTTGAATGCCCCGGTGGTAGCCTCTACATCGACGGTGAGACCGGGACGGTCAGGAGTACCCGCTGATGGAAGTCAGGATCATCGACGATACCCAGGACGTTAGCGTTGAACTGCTAGGTGCTGGGCACTACCGCGTGTGGGTGGATGCTTTCCACGACGAGCCGCCGTACCACAGGGCCAACTACTGGGCTGATGTGGACAAGACAGGTCTTCTGGACCTACTGGAGTCCTTCCTGGACCTGCCTGACTACCAAGACCTGCTGGAGTTGATAGATGCTGAAGCGAACACTACTGCTGGAGCTTGAGTCGGGCAAGACCCTGAAGCTACGGTCGACCGATGAGGGGCTTGAAGTCACTCTCGGTAAGGCCAAGGCTCTGCTGACCACTGAAGAAGTGGGAGAGCTACAGGGAGCGTTGCGTGAGATTGCTGGTGGTCCTGTGGTCCAGCGTCAGCAGATGACGCAGCCCCCTAAGGTGGACAACCTCAGGGGTATTGACGGGCACGATGTGCCTATCAACCCACAGTAGAAGAAGGACGCGCCTCGGGAGGCTGAGACCGTCCAACGAGATACCTGGAGCCCCCCGGCATTCACCTCCTAAAGGAGTGCCGAGGGGGCACCGGGGTCCATAGAACACCACGTTTGGGCGGGAGCACCGTCTTGGATCAACCACTGGTCCAGGTCGTCCAGCTCCCGCTGTCTTTGTACGTCGGCTGCGTCACGGTTCATGTTCTCTGTTAGAACCCGGACAGCCATTTCAAGGGCGTCGATGCGGTCATCGTGAGGGAGACAGCCCTTCTGCTCTTCGAGGTGCGTTAGCTGGTAGAAGACGTTGCGGTCTCTGGCGACCGTGGTGTCACCTACCACCTGACTGTCCTGCTGGGCGATGGTCCTGGTGTGGAACACCATCCTGTTCGCGCCGAAGGGCGGTGAGAGAGTCTCCAGGATCCGTAGCTCCTTGCGTTGGGAGTTGCGGATCTCTTCAAGACGGCATGGGTGGATGCGCTGGAGCACGGGCAGCAGCAGTTGGTTGAACGCACCGTCCCCGAAGTTGCTCTCAATGTGGATTTCGTGGACACCGTACCTGTGAGCCTCGCGGGCGATAGCCTCCAGGGTGGGCATTGAGTAGCCACCGGGGAGACCACGGACTGAGTGGACGAACATGTACCCGCTGAGGCTGGAGACCACGGCGATACCCGTTTCATCCGCGCCTCGACCTGAAGGGTCCACGGTCATCACGGTCTTCTCGAAGGGGACTTGGCACCCCTCGATCTGTCCAGGCTCGTAGAAGCCATCTCCAGGTAGACCGGGGCAGTCGAACTTGAGCCGGTTCCTGTGGTGGTTGGAGTGGATGTAGATCTCAGCAGCCGTGCGCTCGGAGAACTCCGTGAACATGGCGTCCTTGATCTTGATCGGGAACCGCTCGGCATCCGACAGGTCCGTCGACAGCAGATACTGGCGGTTGTAGGAGGGCCGGGTGAACTTCATCCGCAACCCGGCGATCTCCACAGGCGTGAACCGCTGAGGCTCCATTGGCGTACCAGGGGCACCCTCGTGTTCACGGATCATCTTGGCAAGCCGAGGCTCTCCGTCCGGGTTGTTCCCGTATGCCGCCTCGATCTCCGGTTCCGGCTTCTCGATGGGCCAAATCCGCGTATGGTAGCCAAGGCCCTCGATGGTGCGGTAGACCGTGTGAGTAGTCTGCGGCGTACCCAGGACCCTCACGGTGGGATAGACGTTCAGCTCTGCGTTGGGCGGCAGCATGAGAGCTGACACCTCCTCCACGCGGTTCAGGAGCTTCTCCCGCATCGCGGGGGTGTCGGCGTTGGCGGGGTTTTCGATGTCGTCGAGGATGACGAGGGATGCCCGGTCACCCGTGATGGTGCCGGTGATACCCTTGGAGATCATCGACGGGGACTTCTTCACCGTGGCACAACCGACCTGGAAGGACACAGCGGAGTCCTGGTCGCCCCGGCTGACATCGGGTCTCAAGTGGTGCAGCTCAGGAACCTCGTCGATCAGACGCCGGGCGAAACGGCAGATCTGGTCCGAGGTGCTTTTAGCTGCGGAGAGGACGAGCACAATCTCCTCGTTGTTGAGCCAGAGTCTCCACAGAACATACGCGACTGTTGCGTATGTCTTCGCGGCTCCCCGGAAGGCTTGGATCTGAAGGTGTGTCGGCCCGAACTGGAGGCTGTCACACATGTCCGCCTGGAGCGGTGTGAGGTTGGGGTGGCCCACCGTGGACCAAATGACACGAGCGAAGTTACTGAAGAGCCTGAACGGGTGCCCTTCGGGGAGTCGATCCACCAGAGGTTTGATCGGGTAGTCTTCTGGTCTGTCTTCAACCTTCATGAGTGGTCACCGAACACGGTGTTGTAGAGCTGCCCGTAGACGAGACCCCAGGCGATGTCAGCCAGTTCTGCGGGCAGATAAGAGCAGATGGCGTGGGCGTACTCGTGTACCAGTACCTCGTCTCTGGCCTCTTCCTTGAGGCGTGCGTCGACCTTGATAATATGGCCCTGCTCCTCGGCGTAGCTCCACTCTCCCTGCTCCTCGTCAGGCAGCGCCTCAATGAGGACAGTGACCTTGTGTTCGAGGGGGAATTGGTGTTGTAGTACGGTGAGGGTGGACCAGATTTTCAGCATTAGTCGAGGGGCTCAAGGGTGAAGGAGACGTTTGTGATGTGATCATCGCCGCCGGTTTCGGTCTCCACCTCTTCCAGCCACTCAACAATCTTCTGAACCTCAGGGCGCTCCCCCAGGTCCTCAGCCGCAGTCTCGTACAGGAGGACTGTTCCGTCGTCCCGCTCGACGCGGATCACTCGCTTATAGCCGGGCTTGGTTCTCTGCCGCGCAGCCCACTTGACTACGGACACGAGGATCCCGCTGCTGAGGACCCCAGCGACGAGGCCCTCTACGATCTCTGATTTACTCATACCGTTTAGTCACCTTGACTTCTTCAAACTGAAGCCCGGCCCAGTCAGACTTGGTAGCCTCTTCGGGTGCCTTGTGCCCTGTAGTGTGGATGGAGCCACCACGGGAAGCTCGGTCGTTGAGGTACTTGCGGCAGACTTCAATCTCTGAGGCAGAGAGATCTTCCGACTGGAGTTTCTTGAGTACCTGCTGGTACAGTAGTTCGTCGGGGTCAATCATTAGTCAAGTAGGTCAAGGATGGTTTTACCATCGCCAGAGCGGGCTTTACGCCGGATTGCTGCTTTACGTTTAGATTCACGTAGTGCGGCTGCGAGTTCTGAATCGTTCTTGGCGAGGTCTTTCAGTGCGGCAGTTTGATACTTACGAATAGCCGCTTCGATCATCCCGGCCCTAGGGCTGGCGTTACCCTGCGGGTCCATACCCGGAGGCACGGCAAGGTAGTCCGGGTCCTGGATCAGGATGCGAAGGGTCTGTCGAAGCGACTTGCCACGGATGGTCACTTCACCCATGTGCTCCTGCCAGCGGTCATACAGGGACCGCCCTTTGGTTCGGAAGTTCTCATCGAGCATGTCGATACCCTTGAACCGCGTGGGGGCGGTCTTCCACATGTTGGGGATACGGGCGATCTCCTGCTCGATCTTCTTGTCAGAGACAGCAGTGGCGTTGGCGGGGATGACCATATCAACAAGAGCGTTGTCGCCAATCATCTCCCGCTTGAGGGGCTCACCCAGGATGTTCCTGCGCTTGTCCTTCACCTGACTGCTGAGTCCGGGGATGCCAGCATACAG